TGGCGGTGTACGTCGTCGGCGGCCCTGCGTTCCAGTTCGTAGCGTTCGACGGAGACCTTGGCGTCGAGCCGTTTGGCGAGCTCGCGGAAGTCCTCCTTGAGGTCGGCGTGGATGGCCTCCAGGCGGCGAGCGAGCTCACCGTTCGACGGCTCGTCCACGTGGTGCTCCGATCAGCTTGCAGATGGGTCGCGCGGCGTGTGCTGGGCCTGCCAGCCGGCCAGGAACGTCACCGCGGCCGGGGCGACAGCGATGATGACGGGCTGCAGCCAAGCGGGCAGCGGCCCGAGGAGGCTGTCGTCGGCGACGACGCCGTTGAGGACGGCGATGAGCAGGGAGACGAGGAAGGTGGCGGACGTCGCCGCCTTCACCTTCGCCTCGACGGGAGCGGCCATGACGGTTCTCCGTTCGGGTGATCAGTCGGTGATGGTGAAGCCGTGCTTGCTGCCCAGCTTCGAGAGGCTGGTCCTGCCGGGGATGCCGTCGGCCGCGCTGCCGCTGTAGCCGAGGCGCCGCTGCCAGGCGGAGTACGCGGCGATCGTCTTGGTGCCGAAGGACCCGTCGACGTACTGAGTGGCGAGGACCTTCTCCGCGGCGAGCGCCTTCTCGACGATCAGCACCTCGGCCCGGTAGCTGGTGTGGCCCTGCGCCGCGGCCGGGTCGTGCTTCGCCGCGTACACGACGTGCGCCAGCGACACCTTGGGCTTGGCCTGCGGCTTCGGTGCGGCGGGCGCGGCCACGAAGAGGTCGGGCATCGGTCCCGGGTCGACGTGGGTGTTGCCGGGGATCTGATGGTGTCCGTAGTGGCCGCCCTGGTGGAGCCAGGTGTCGAGGGTGACGGTGTCGCGGACGAAGGCGGTCGGCGGGCCGCCGGGCCAGATGTCCGGGATGCCCAGGGATCGCAGCCAGGTCATGATGGCAGGCAGGCCCTTGCAGGGGGTGTCCCGCACCGTGGCGTACCGCTTGCCGCCGACGGTCTCACCTGCGGTGAACACGGTCTCGATCTGGATGCAGTAGACGCCGGTGCGGTTGGTGCGGACGTCGCCCGCGTTCTGCAGCGACAGGGAGCGGGAGTCGGCGGGGAAGAACTGGGCGATCTCGCCGGTGAACGGGTCCCACAGCACATGGGGCGCGACCGAGGCGCCGCCGCCGGTGAACCAGCCCAGCTCGTTCGCGAACGTCCAGTCCTTCGCATTGCTGGTGATGTGCCACACGGCGCGCGCCGGGCCGCCGCTCATCAGGCCGGTGTTGCCGAGGGAGTGCCGGGTCGCCCCCGGCATCCAGAGGTCGGGCATGGATGCTCCAGACATGACGAAAACCCCGGCCGTTGAGCTCGGGGCGTGGGGTGGCTTCAGGTCACCAGGGGTGGATGGCGAGCTTGAACTGGGCGTACAGCACCTTGCGGGCGACCTTGTCGTTGTGCCGGACCATGAAGCCGAGCGGGGTGCCGACGTACACCGAGAGTTCGTGGTGCTTGGTGAAGTACTGGTAGCCGCCCGACGGGACGCGATCGTCTCGCGCGGTGTCGTTCATGGGGTCGGAGGTGAATCCGAGCGGGTCGCGCATGAAGAGGTCGCGCAGCTCGGTGTAGGCGCCGGCCTCCCACTGGACCTCTGCGGTGAGGTGGCCCCAGCCGTCGCAGTACGGCCAGATCAGCCCGGCCCTCTGGTCGTCGCTGGCGACGGTGATCCCGTCCGGCTGCAGCGGGTCGTGCATACAGAGGTGGTCGATCTGGTCCTGGTCGAACGGGAAGAGGAGCAGCGTGTCCGTGTTGGGCTGGATCAGCTGGTCCGGCGTCGCGGACAGGGAACACACGTAGACGGTCACGTCACCCTCCGGTGGGCTGGTCGAGCAGGTCGGCGCCGACGGTGAGCCGGATGAAGCCCTGCGCTTGGCGGGTGAGCGCGGCAACCTGGGTGACGGCGTCGCCGGTAGTGGCCGTGCCGGCCGCCACGCTGTCGAGGTAGGCCTGATTCGCGGCGAGGTCGGTGCGGGCCTGCTCAAGGAGCGCGGCCTGCGTGGTGCGGCGCGCCTCATCGGCGATCTGCTGGTCAGCGGATGCATTCTCCGCGGCGCTGAAGGGCCGCTCTTCGACGAGGACACCGCAGTCGTAGCGGCGGTAGGTGCGAGATGGCACGTCCCACTGCTCGATGACGGAGCCGTCCTGGAGCTGCGTCGTGTAGGGAGGCGGCGGGTCGGTGGGGGGCGGGCTCGCCTCCGGGTCGTCTGCCATGGGCCTAGAAGTACGTGTCGACGATCACGACGCCATCCGCACCGGAGCCGCCAGCGAAGCTGCTGGTCGAACTGCTGACCACGGCGCCACCCCCGCCGCCGCCGTACAGCTTTCCGCCAGTGCCGGCGGCACCCGACAGACTGGCCGTGCCGCGCCTGAATGATCCGAGAACGGTGCCGCCACCCCAGGCAACGCAGACCGGCAGGCCGCTCAGGACCAGTCCATTGCCGCCGTCACCGCCGATGATGAGGATGTCCCCTGTGAGGCCGTTGCCGCCGACGCCACCGGTGACGATGGTGTTCCCGGAGGTGCGGGCCATGGTGAGGCCTTGGCTTCCGCCGGCGGCGACGACCAGCGCCCCGAACGAGGATTGGTTGCCTGCGGTTCCGTCGTTGGCTCCTGCGGCGCCGCCGGCTCCGCCGGTGCCGACTGTGACCGCGACGGTGCTACCGAGGGACGATGCGGCGATGACGGATTCGGCGTAGCCGCCTCCCCCGCCGCCTGACCCGGATGCGCCCTGGCCGCTGGTGCCGGTGGGGACGCCGCCTCCGCCTGCGCCTCCGCCGATGACCCGGACCTGCACCCACTTGGCGCCGGTCGGTTTCGTCCAGGTCCCAGATGCGGTGAAGATCTGCCGGTTGCCTGCGTTCAGCTGCGGGTCGATGGACGAGGCCATCGTCTGCATGTGTTCCCAGATGCGGGCGTGGTCGGTGCTCTCCGGGTAGGAGATCCCGTTGGACGTCTGCTGGGTCATGAGCTGCGCCTCCAGTAGAGCGTCAGGGTCCACGCAGCGGACCAAGAACTGCGGCCTGCGAGTCGGATGTACGGGTCGTCGGAGCTGACGGTGATGCAGAGGCCCCCGCGGGTGCCGTCGACCATGGCCTGGCCCCAGGAGGTGGGGAGAGTGAAGGTGGTTTCCCACGGCGACACATGGTTGATTACGCCGAGGGCGGGGCCAGAGGTCGACTCGTTGAGCGTGGGGAAGCTGGATGGCCGGGTGGACTGGGAGACCAGACGCATCGTGGGCGAGCGTTTCCCGTAGTCGCCGGAGGTGAGGCGTCGCAGCTTCACGGTGGCCTTAGTGACCGTCGCTCCGGCGATCGACCTTGGCTTGCTGCCGTAGAACGCGAAGCCTGAGTTGCGGCCGAACGAGCTGCCGCTGTATCGACCCTGGAAGGTGTCTGCGCTCGTCGATGAGCCGATGTCGGTGCGCCAGTGCCCGTCCCGCCACGTCGAAGTGGCGACCGGTGAACACACCAGCGAGCCGGTGGTCACCGTCGGCTTCGGCACCGGCGCCGGATCGCTCGTCGGCGGCGTTTCGGCCGGTGGCGGCGGCGTAGGTGGCACAGCGGGCGCGGCCGTCAGTGTCTGGATCGCCCAGTAGGTGGAGCCCCGGCGCAGGATGAGCAGGTTCTGCTGCGCTGCCACGGTCAGGCCTGCGGGCACGCGGACGGTGACTCGAATGCCGCCCACGTCGGCCAGACAGGCACCGCTCGCCGACGCGGTCGCCGCGGTGCCGAGGAGCGCGCCCTGCCCAGCCAGCGAGACCCGGGTGTCCGCGAAGTCCGCCATCAGAGCACCCTCACCGTGAGACTCATTTCGCCCGGCGAGTACGGCAGCGACAGCGACTCGATCACGCACGGCGCGGCGGTCAGGCCGGCGCCGGTGGCGGAGATGATGTCACCGGTCATCAGGCCCGGGTGCGGGACCATGGCTACCCCCAGTCGGCGTGAGGCGGTCCGGCGTAGCTGCAGCAGCTTGGCCGCAGCGCCCTTGCGGCACTGGTCGACCGTCGTCATCAGCGGAGAGCTGAAGACGTAGGGCACCGGGAGCGGGTTGAACGGGCCGCCGTACATGAACGGTGAGCCGGAATCAGTGTCGTAGGCGACGCCCTGGATCTGGTTGCCGGCAGAGTCCTCGCCTTGTGCGACCACGCAGTTGAAGGCGCCGTCCCTGCTGCTTGAGCCCTGCCAGCGCATCACGGTGCCGCCGAGGCCGTCGGTCAGGGACAGCACCGGGCTGCCGTTGTCCGTGACCGGCTCGACGAACAGGGAGCCGTCCGCCGTCACGTAGGCGTCCGCGGCCCACGCGTCGAGGACCTCGGTCAGGCCGGCGAGCCGGTCGCTGTCCCACTGCATGCCGACGGGCACCGCCCGGTCGACGAGGGTTCCGTCGAAACTCGCTGTCAGCGCCGGCTCGACAAGGCTGCGGATCGTCGAGACCAGCGTGCCGCTCGGCTGAAACGGAGCGACCAGCTTCGCCTCGTCGATGAGAGTGAGCAGCCCCTGGGTGGTCACGGTGACGGTGTCGCCGTCGGTCGCGGTGTCCGTGATGACGAACCATC